TTATTCCCTGGTATTTAAGTACCTTTCCAGCTTCCTCTTAACCCTCTGCAGAGCGTTGTCGATAGATTTAACGTGGCGGTCCAGATCGCATGCAATTTCCTGGTAGGATTTACCCTGTAGGTAGGACATCAGAACCTCCCATTCCAGATCGCTTAGAATCTCGCCTATTTTATTTTCAATGTTAACAAACTCTTCCCTGCTGATAATCAGTTCCTCTGGGTCGGTAACACGGGACCCCGACAGAATATCCAGCAGTGTCCTGTCTGATTCTTCGTCATACAACGGCTTATTCAGTGAAACGTAGGAATTCAAGGGAATGTGCTTCTGCCTTGTGGCTGTCTTGATAGCAGTTATTATCTGACGTGTAATACACAACTCCGCAAATGCCCTGAAAGAAGAGAGTTTATCCTGTCTGAAATCTCTGATTGCCTTGTAAAGCCCTATCATACCTTCCTGAACAATATCTTCGCGGTCTGCACCGATTAGAAAATATGACCTTGCCTTTGCCCGCACAAAGTTTTTATACTTGTTTATCAGGTATTCGGCAGCTTTACAATTTCCCTCCTTTGCTTGTTGTACAATTTCCTCATCGAGCATCATTTCATAGTGCTTATAAGCTAAATCATCACGGCCTCTTGCTCCCACAAGCATCGCCTCCAGCAAAGGTTTTTTGCCCCGTTGAACCATACAATTATTATATTTTAAAAACACAAAATCACGGAATATAGGCATTTTTCAGTTAAAATGTAGGAATAATCAATAAGTAATATACATTATAACACATTTATCTGCTGTATACTACTATTAAAGTTAATTTGTTATAACGCTTTTATCAATTTGTGTCTCAACATATTTTGATTTTCGAATGGGTAATTTATTTACCTCATTCATGACGCGCTCGGCTGATCCATTACCTCCCATTTTTTTGTATGGTTTATAAAGATACTCGTAAAGGTTTTCATATTCATCCTGAGTAACGTAACCTTTCTCGATATAAACCATTCCCAAATATACGATCCTGTCATGGGCCAATCCTATAAGCAGTTCAGTTTTTACGTCCTTACGATCTGCATATCTTGTTATATACGCCCAAAAACCGGATGACGCAATAACAGAGCATATAATCGTTATAATCATTTGAATCCACGGTTCCATTATCATACCTCCTCGTAATTCTTGTAGTGGTCTATCGAACCATAAAAAGAAAGAGACCTTGTTAGGACTCTTTTTCATAAAATGACCAGTTTCTTATTGACAACGGTAACCGTCTTATTAAACAGTTCCTCATAAAGCTGTATAAGATTTTGCCTTTGTTGTTTTGACAAAATTTTATAGAAACTGCCCATCCAACTTCTAAACATATTCTCAACATTCTCATAGAGGACATCTCCGTTTTTTACTTTTACTGCTAATTTCTTTAATTTTCTGCGCATTGCTGTAACTCGTTCCGGATTTATTCGTTTTATTATTTTACCAGAGCTAGTAATGGTATATTTTATTTGAAGATATTTATAAGTTCCGCTGATTTTCACAACCCTGGTCTTCTTCTCGTTTATATGAATACCCAATTCTTTTGTTATGACACGGATATGTTCTAAAATATTAAATAGTTCCTCCTTTGACGGATTCATTATATACCAATCATCCATATAACGCCCGTAGTATTTTTGACTCCTTACGTATTTCACATAATTATCTATACGGTATGGATAATAGATACATATAACTTGAGATAATTGATCACCAATGTTCACAGATTTCTCCATAAACTTATCGCCAGTAAGTTTATCTTTTGAAATTAGTCTATACTCAAGTTTATTAAACATATCTTCTATGCAAGTAGAATATTCTTCATCTGACATGTATGATACGTCAATTTTAAAACCATCAAATATAAGAGTAAGCAACCAGTCTATGAATTCGTCATTGTTAAATAACTTCAGCAATTCTTTTTTAGCAATCTCATGTATTACGTTATCGTAAAATTTTGAGAAATCGCCAAACAAAATATAACCTTCATTTCCATGCTTTTGATAATATTTTCGAAGATGTACCTCAAATCGCTTTCTTGAATGTGAGATTCCACGTCCCTTGATGGAGGCGCCATTATCATAAATAATTTTCTTCCGAACTTCTGGAAGCAATATTTCGTCACATAGAACGTGGCGAATAATACGATCCTTTGTCTGAAGACTTGTAATAGGCCTAATTCGGCCTCGCTCAGATAGCGAAAACTCGTCAGTTTTTCCATTTTGAAGAGTCCTATTTAACAGGTCATCTTGAATCTGGAAAATATACCGAAGAAAATTCAACATAAACTTTTGAGTTGTTTCTTTCCATTTGCTACCTTTTACCGAGGCCTTATAAGCCTTATATAAGTTATTAGCGTCACAGAGTATCTCTTCATAAGTCATAAATATTCACCGTTATAGCAATAGTTACCGTAGTAAATTGCGTCCGGCTTTGTCATTTATCCTTGATGGAAAGGATAACATCTCCTTCTCTGTTGGTTAGGCAGAGAATCCGGACGAACTCCATTAGAGTTCGACGCGTTGTTGTAGTTCGTATTGCCATTGTTGTTCACATTAGCGAAATTAGCCGCAGACAGCGCAGATTTAGACGCTACCCTGTATATATGATTTGATTTTATTGTCTCTTTGACGCCATTTCTTTATCAAACCGATTTCTCGGTCGATAGCGTTGATATACCTACCGTAGACATTGATATCGACATCAAAAATTTCTACGATTCTTTGAAGCTCTTTAATAAGCTGCTCGCAATTTGCTATTGCGTCGTTCTGGTAATCTCTTCGACGCTCATACTCATGCAAAGAAGTTGGATAAAGTGTGTTAGCTGCTCTAACATTACTTGTAAGCAGAGATGCTATATGGTCAATACGATTTTTAGAATTCTGCATCAAATATCTATATTTTGCAAAATCTTCTTTATCATCTCTTCCAAACGCATAACGCATACGTACAAAATTATCCAAATTTTTAACACCAAAACTCCTTTGCATGAGTTCTGTAAGCATAGCATGTAGCTCTATGGAATAAGTTACCGCCTCAAATTTTGATTCTTTACGGTCGCTGACAAGAACACTCATTCGTAAACCTTGCCTGTAATTACTTCAAATTCAGCTTCCGTAATCCAATTCATCTTAACGGCATTTCGCACGCGGCTCTCATTCCACATTTTCATGTCATAATAAGCCTTTACTTTATAGTAATTATTGCTATGTTCCATGGTGATCCTCCTCTCTTAAAGTTCAACACCAGTTATCATGGCTAAGTATTCGATATCGGACCGAATCTTAATCTGTTTAAGTTCTTCTAAAGAAATATCACGAAGAACAAACCAGTATTCGCCATTTACTTCGGTAATCTGAACAAGCTCCATGTTGTCGTGGGTCTCATTGTGAGTTCCATCACTAATCACTATCGGAGAGCAGTTACCTTCAAAAATTACCGCATTGATAGGTTCTGTAGAAATATAGTTGTTGCCATTAAGCCTCAAGTTTTCAATTAATGTCCCGTCAGCAAGCGTAATGGTATAGATTTTTTCATCCATTTAAATCACTTTCCTTTCAATATTTTTTCTTTGTTATAGCATAGATTTCGGTCAACGGCGTAAGGTTTTTAAAAAACGGGGCACAAGGCCCCTAGATTTAGCTAACCAATAGGGAAGACCGGACGAACTCCATAAGAGCACGACGCGCCGTAGCAGTACGTATCGCCATAGCTGCGCACATAAGCGAAATAAGCCGCAGACACGACATCCCTCAACCACTGGTTGTAAGATCTATTTACAATAAACCTTGGGCATACTTGGAACAAAGCTAACTGAGTCTTACTTATTGTGTGAATCGTTGGAATACTTGAACCGTCTGAAGTCGGACTAAAGTGAAGATGCCCGTACATCATACATTCGTTAGGTAATTCAACACTTGAATCATACCACGCTCCACCTGAAGGTTTTCCGTTTGAAACTGCATTTACCAAATATTCGCGATGCGTACGCACAGCATCACCAAATGCGCTGGTTACCAGTGTTTTTGCCTGTGACAGCCCTTCGGTGTACATAAGAGAACCAATATAGCCGCCCTCGGTTGTGTTCGTTGCGTTCATCTGAGTATTATACAAAGCATTATCGGGCATAATAACCAGATGATGATTGGTAAATGCAGTGTCACCGCAGTTATACCAATAATCAAAATCGACAATTCTCCAAGTTTGGCCACCGATTACCCAGTAATCACCTAAAAAGAAGCCTTTGAAAGTGCCATTTTGAATGTTTGTTTTCTGCTCAGCTGTAACAACACTGCCTAAGTTTTTACCTCTGAATACATTACGACGCATTTCTACCGGTGCAAAAGCATCAAGAATAGCAAAAAGTGCATCATTGGCTCCAATAGCCTTATTTCCTGTAGCTGTTCCAATAAGAAGCTTGTCACTGGATGATAGAGTATTAATCTGGCTAAGCTCAGAAAGATTTACTCCAGAGATGAAGTCTTGAGAACTGAGAAGTCCAATAAGAGCTTTGGCCATATCAGTTGCCAAAATGGTTTTAGTCCCGTTATCTCCATCAAGCAAGAATATGTTATTAGAGACGAGCTGTTGAACCTTTTCATAATCTGTAATTTTCATGTGTATAAAACCTCCTTATTATTTAGTTACAAATATAACGCGAGCATTAATTGGTTCTCCATTACTATCCAAAACAAGATCGCTGGAATACGTACGCCCAATTATAGGATCGATATTATTGTCAATAATTGTGTTATTTGAAGAATCAAGCAAATCGCTATACGTTCTATATCCGTTGTCATAAAGCTTATGATACACCGTAAACTCGGTCGATAAATCTCCAGAAAATTGCTCAAGGATTTGAGTGCGCTCTTTAAGATCTAACAGCTGATTTGTAAGATTGGCGGCCACATCTCCTGAAAGAGTATCTTGAAGTTGAGCAAACCAAGTATCAAATAATTCTTTATTTTGCTCTCTCCAATCAGTCATCTCAGAAGTATTGTTATTAATGTAATTGTTAAACCACGTTGCCCATTGCTGTTTCCAGAAAGCATTTGTAGCCGTCATGTCTGCCGTTTGAGATCCAAACCAGTTATTCCATTGTGCTTCCCATGATAAATATGCTTCCTGAATTTCTGCTGTTTGTGCATTAAACCACGTTGCCCATTGCTGTTTCCAGAAAGCATTTGTAGCCGTCATGTCAGATGTCTCATTATTAAAAAACGTCAACCACTGACTTTCCCATTGAGCTACAATATTGTCAATGTTCTGAACTTGTAATATACCTGTAATATAAGGAGTACTTGATGTGCCAACCATATTTGTAATATCGGCTTGAATTATAGAACTAGAATTAGCCTTTCTATAAATATAAGCCAAAGGATATTGGTTTACATCCGACGTATGAATCATAGCAGGTCTTTGTGGATTACTCGATGGCGTACCTTTAACTACTTTGATACTGCCTTCTCTAACTGAGTCACTGCGATTAATCTCAATTACGACGGCGTCAATACGATCAAGCAATATTTCTGAAACGTCCGCTAACAATGGCAAAGGAGCATCATTCAATAGCCAAGTACTATTAAACCAAGCTCGTCCGATACCTACGATAATGGTGTTTCCAACATCTGCTTTGACAGCGAAAGATGTACCTATATTGGCAAATACGCCATCGTTAATAATGCCGTCAAAAATAGATGACATCTGCTCGGCATTGTACCGCCTGTCACCATTGAGTGAGTTAAAAAATCCACTTGTTACACTCATATAGCTTTACTCTCCTTCCTCTGTTATTGTCTTAAAGGTCGGATACACTGAAATTCCGTCCTCATTTTCGGACATTACAATCTCTAAAATACGAGCTTTTGTTTCATGTCCATATTCATTAGCAATCTGGACCACGTCGCCATTAAAAAAATCTTCTCCATATTTGAACATGATCGTGGTTTCCACTTTCCCCTCGAAAGAGGTTACGTCTGTATTTTCAGCAAGTGTTTCTTTTCCTCTCTGCTTTAATTGAGCGGTATACTCAGATTCTGTTAAAACCACACCATTTCCTACATCTGACGAAATATCCCTTGCGTCAGTAAAAATTTCTCTTCTATCCAACCCACTACCATTACCAACAGTCGTATACTTTCGTGCAGCTCCTTCACCTTCGCCACCAACGAGCGTAACGTTCTTCAAGGAAGACTTAGATTCAATGTAACTACTATTAATGATGTTTTCGAATTTTGGAGAGAATACAACATAAGGAACATCTGTCTGGTCATAAGATCTATCAGTACCCATGTAAAGTTTGAAGACAAATTGTTTGTTGTCGTTAAGTGTTATTTTAAACCCAATATTTCTCTCTTCACAAATTTTCTGAATTACATCGTATAGATTGTCTCCGGTATACTGAGCATCAATAGTTAGTCCAGTAATAGATGGATCGGTTGAAGCCTCAAAAATGAAATTCTCAATCTTGCGATTGTTATCTGTGGGAGAAATAATACACTCATCGAGTAAGTTTTTTATACCATTTTGAAGATTCCCGCTTAGTATTTTCTGACCCCATATTATTCGTCTATCTAAAATAGATTCTAGCGATCGGCCAGTAACAGTAATATGGTTGCCATTTTCTACATCAGAACTTATAAGTATTTTCTCGATAATCATTACGTGTTCCGATTCTCGATTCTGTAAATAATAGTCCTGTTTAATATACTTTAGGGCATCTTCCTTCATGACGGTATACAATTCGAAATCACCATATGCATAATAACGGTCGGTCCAGATAAACGACTCATAGGTATCCACCATAGAGATAGCATCTAATGTAGTATTTAAAACGATCAATTCCATGGTTATACCCCCTCATAGACAATTCGATTTTCAATTTTGAACTGGAGATTACTACTTCCTGTTTCTGCCGTATAAGCAAAAATATTATCACCCTTAGTAAGCTGAAACCAATCTGCATTTTTCTCCAAACAGTTAAGGATATTGGTTATCTTACCAGCTCTTTGTAGGTTAATGGATTTATTTCCTTTTACTGTACAAATAATGATATCATCACCTGCAATGATTCCGGAGCCAGTAAAAGCTGCTAATTTATCAGTATCAATCCTCATAATCTCACGAGTACCAGTATTATAAATAGCAATTTTACTAGCTTCTCCAACAGCATGAATGGTGATTGTTACTCCAATTTCAGAATCTCCATTATATGTTATGACTTTTTCTGTCTGATTCTGTATCTTGCCCATTTCTAACAAACATTCAAACAAAGATTCATTACTGAAAGGAAATTCAAACATTGGTTCGACACCATAGAAAACTGTTGTGTTTTTACCGTTTTTGCCAGAAGAATAAAAGAAAGGATTTGGACAAATTATTGAAATGTCTGATCCCTCATCCTTGCTGAAAATATTGGGTTCATTAGATTCGACGTATCCTTCGATCTCGGCTTGTCTGTTATCAGTCTCAATAAGTAATGTAAGTTTTTTTTTGATTGGAAAATATTTATACGACAACTGACGGATATCTTCCACTGAATTTTTCCATAGATATTTTAATCCTATTACGATATTACGACTTGGAAGTCTAGAGGAATTAAACAATGAACCATCATTTGTTGAGACTTCGGTTGTATTAATGTTTGCTTTTCCAGGTCCTAAACCGTTTACATACTGAACTATGAAGCCGGATTCCTCCGGCCTCGCTAAGTCCAGTTTAATACTATCGCCGAGATAATTTGTTACGGTGATTGATTTAATCATGCTTTCACCAGCCTTTCCATTGCCGAGAATTGATTTTTTGTCTGTCGATAAATCTCGACTCTCGACAGTGCCTTAGGGGAATAGTTATATTGTGTGAATGTAAACGTATTTCCAGTTCCCGATATATTCCCTCCATTTTGAATTTCTTCGCCAGCCGTTCCGTTCATGTCCGCACTTATAGACATTGCTCTGTTTCTACTGAATAAGGCATTAAGTTTACTGGTTCCAGTTTCTACATCAGACAAATCGAGTACCGGTCTGATGGTTGGTTGAGTGTCGATATTTCCGTTAATTACATCAGTAATCTTGGAAATAGCATTGCTCAATCCATTCTTGGCCGCATCGGCAATTCCAGAACCTGCATCGTAAGATTTTGATTCGTAATCATCAAGGGCATTGATAAAACCCAAACCGAAAAAGCTACCGATTCTATAACCAACTTTAGAAGGAGAATTAATAGCAAGCTCTTTCTCAGCTGCTCTCGCTGCTGCGGCTGCCATAGCCCCCGCCCTTGCCGCCGCCAACGAGGTATAAGCAGCGATACCGTTTGCAAAACCTTCGACAAGATACTTACCAACATTGTAGAAATCAGTGTATTTGTCTTTGATTGTCGTTAATGAACTGCCGATGATTTGTATGAAAGCATTCAATGCTACCGAATTCTTCAGATTAATCCCGGATATAAATTGAGCCATACATTCTTGACCAACGCTCTGAAACTCATAATACTTGTTTTTAATTGCCGTTAAACATCCACTTATTATATTGGTAAATGTTATTCTAGAATTTTCATCCTGAGACTTTACACCGGCAATAAAATTAATCATGAGCGTACTGCCAGCTTGCTGAAATTTTGGAGCTGAAGAATTGATTGCTGCGAGCATCTTTGTTGACATATCATTAACTGATGAAGTGACCGTTGTTTGTTCGCCTGTTATACCCTTTGCAAAGCCCTCGCTTGTATACATACCAAGAGCCTCAAATTCTTTAGAAGGCGAATGAATGCCAAGGAAACTTTTTAATCCGTCTAAAGCATTTTTCCCAAGATTTTTAACAGAATCGACCACACTTTTAATACCAGCCGTTATACCGCCAACCAGCCCTTCGATCATGGCTCCGGCCAAATTACCCATAGCCTCACCGAGTATAGGAGTATTTGTACGTATAGCATCAGCTAGTCCATTAATAAAATCAATTATCATTTTGAATCCGGCATCGATAATTCGAGGTGTTTCCTGCCCAATAGCTGTTAAAAATGCCACGACAATGTCTACACCGGCAGATACTATATCGGGAATTCCTTCGGCAATACCCCTTAGGAATTCGGCAATGATTTTAAGTGCTACAACAACCACGTCCATGATATGAGAAGCCACACCGTCAAGAATACCTATAAGAAGACGCATACCAGCATC